AGTTTCAGAGTATAATTCAACTCTATGGAATTCTGGTATTGAAGCGAATAAAGAAATCGCTCGTAAGCAAAAACGAAGATTAAATTATGTAGCGAATGTCTATGTGGTTTCTGACCCAAGCAATCCTGAAAATGAAGGCCAAATTAGAATTTATAAATTTGGTAAGAAAATCTTTGACAAGATTACTGAAGCGATGAATCCAGAATTTGCGGATGAAACGCCTGTTAACCCATTTGATATGTGGGAAGGCGCAAACTTCAAATTGAAGATTCGTAATGTTGAAGGATATCGTAATTATGATAAGTCAGAATTTGCTGAGAAATCAGCATTACTTGGCGGTGATGATGCGAAACTTGAAACATTATGGAAACAAGAACATTCATTAAAAGAATTCTTGGATCCAAAACACTTCAAACCTTATGAAGTATTAAAAGCACGATTAGATAAAGTTTTAGGTTTTGAAGGTGAAGTAGCACCAAGAACTAAAGCTGAAGATGTTGTCGTTGAAAACTTTAACGATTCAGCACTAAATGAAATTGATGCTAAGATTGCTTCTGGCGGTGACGATGATTTAGATTATTTTAAATCATTAGCTGGTCAAGAGTAATACAATCTGAAAAGAGAATACCCGCTTCGGCGGGTATTTTTTTATGCGTAATTAATTATTAATAATTTACCGCACTATCAACCATCGCGGTAAACATGTCACTATCATAAGCGCTACCTGGAGGACCATCTTGACTTGCATTTGTTGTAGATACTTTAGTTGATGAATCATTATTAATATTAACCACTCCTGATGAAGCAAGAAAATCACGAACCATAGCTTCAAAATCAGCTGAACCTTGATTTAAGAATTTACCCATATCATTCATGTTTGGCATAGCTGATGCAGCTGATGCTAAAGTCATTCCTGCTTGCATTGATGGTTTCTGATTCAATGCTATTTGTGTTCTTTTAGTAATTTCTGAAGCCTGATTAGCTGGTCTTTCTACATCTTTAACAAAAGCTGCAACAGCGCCATCAATTGTAGATGCGGATTTAAAATCTTTTGAATTTTTAGCAGCAGCAATAGCTAAATCTATATTTGTATTTGGATCTTTGAGTTGTTCAACAGAATAACCTACTCCTAAACCCTTATCACGATTCATTTGGAATAAACCAACACTATCTTCACCTCTGGTGTTGTGAGCGTTTGGGTTAAGACCAGATTCAGCAATAGCATTTGCAACGGCAGCTTCAGCTTGAATATCACTAAACCCTGCAGCTTTGAATTTTTCGCGAATAAGATTTGCCATATCTTCTTGTTGATTAGTTAATTCACCTTTTGCAGCTCTAGTGTTTGGTGAAACTAACATACTTGGTGTTGTATCAGAAATATCAGCCTGACGTCCGATTTGATTGTCTGACGATTTTTCTACTGGCGTTGGTGAAGTATCTTCTTCATCTTTATTCAAATTATACCATTCTTCTGCAAATGTAGCCACTTCATAAAGTGTATATACATTCAATGCTATGAGTAAAGCGGAAACTAATGCGCCAACTCCAGTTACAGCTAATCCGGTAGCTGCTATTCCAACAGCTGCAAATTTTAAGACAAATGTTATGCCAAATCTCTGTGCTAGTGCTGAAAGAAAAGACTTCCACATTGAAGGTTTTTTTGCTATTTTTGTAAATATGGTTGTCAGTCTGCCTTTCATAGCAGATTTTTCTATTGATGTGGCACCTCTTCTAGTTTTAGCACCAATCTCCGTTGTTTTAATTCCACCTCTAGTTACAGTTTGAGCAATAGGTTTTACATATTTGTTTGCTAATAAAGCGCCAGCACCAACAGCTGCAGCCTTTCCGCCTTGTTTAACAACGTCCATTGTTCGGTCAATTTTTTGTGGGTCTATTCCGGCAGATTTCATAATACTATCTTTTATGCCTCGTATAGAATCACCTATTGAATTTTTGATAGAACTCCAATTTTCAGGACCTAAAATACTTTCAAATAAACTATTCAGTAGTCCATTCACCATATCTCTAAATTTACTACTTAATAGATATGCTGAAAGTAAAGCACCACCTATAACTTTTAACCCGCTCAGTAGAGAACCTAAACCACCAGATTTTTCTTCTTTATCTCCCTTTGAGGTTACTGCTGTTGGTGAAGTTGATTTTTTACCAAACCTAGATTCATAAGCACTTTCTCTATCTCTAGCTGACATAAAAAAAGAATCTGCACGACTAGATGGTTTACCTCCAGACAACTTAACAAGTTTAACAATGTTTTGGCGCATGATATTCATATCACGGGCTATGAGTGGTAAAATTAAAGTATTTTTTGCAGTTTCTCGTTGAACAGCCTTTAATTCATCCAATTTATCAACGACCAAATTTGTTTGACCCAATGGTGAGGAAGCACCAGGAGATTTCATTTCAGAAGAACCTCCTTTTGCTTGATACCCTTTTAAACCAGGAAATAAAGATGTTAAAAGACCACTTCGTTTGAACAGATAATTGCGAGGATCTATCCGTTCTAACGTTCTTTGTCCTGCAGCTTTTCCTAATGAACTAAAAACACCAGCGCCTTGTTGACGTTGTTCTTTAACTATGTCGGTAAATGTTACCATTTTTTATCTCTTATTTGCCTTCTGTTGTTGAAGCTTTTCATTTTCTTCTTTAATGTAATTAACTAATAAACTAACATAGACGCTTTTTTCCCACGGCATCATATGTTCAATATCCTCTAAACTATATTTGTGATGTTGCATTAGTGCAAAATTTGTTTCAAAATAGTTTTTCAGATTATCATGACGAAAGGTTATACGAAAAAACTTTGCAGGCCCTCCACAAAAATATTTTCTTGATAACCACATTTATTACAGGTAAAACTTAATTCTTTTTTAATTTTTGGCATGGTATCAAAAAACTCTTGAACTTTAGCAAATTGTTCACGAGTTAAATTTTCAACAAATTCAGAAAGCTCTTCTTTTGAAACATCTTTAGCATAAAATATAGAATCTTTAGTATAAACAGATTCAATACAATTTGTAAGAATATTCATTAACTTTTCAATTTCACCACCTTCAATTTTGGTATTATCTTCAACCATTTTAAAAGACGGATACTTCATTACGATTCCCATGTCCGATGTCAAAGGTATTTTTGTAGTGTGTTTTTCTGAAATTTCTGGTTTAATATCTAAAACATTAACTTCAAGTTTAACCACAGTATTACAATCTTTTTCTTCACCAGATTCTTCATCTTTTATTTTATTATTACACTTGTATTGTAAATCAATAATTTCACCAATAGACCTTGCTCTTAAATTTAAAAAGAAAAACTCAAGGTCTGTAATTGGTAAAGTTTCAATATCTATATCGTCACTCAAACAACAATTTGTAATAATTTGTTTGATAGCTAACATTGTGGAATCATCGGTGTCTGATTCTACAGCCATCATTAATATCTTTTCTTCTTTTACTAAAAAGGGTCTAAATTTAACTTTCTTTTTAGATAATGGTAAATCCAATTCATAAATTGGCACATCAATTTTTGGTAACATAATAACCTCGCTTTAATAATTAAATTTCTACCTCGTAATAGCTTTTCCTAAAGGTAATAATCTAGTTCCAGCTGATCCAAATAGTGCGGTTGCAGCTGCAGCTAAATTATAAGTTCCTTCATAAATCGTATTGTATTTTTGGTAAGCAAATTGAACTGAAAGACGATGAAAACCATCTTCACTCCAATTTAACGTTTGTGATGCTATTCCAATAGGAAAAGCATCAATTAATTCTACTGCATAAATTTGTTTAATAAAATCATCATATTGTATAATTTTAATATTAGTCATGTATCTCGTGGTATCTCCTTTAGGAAAACGAAGGTTATTTGTGTCGGTTGGATTAATAGCTTCCATCCAACGGTCAAATAATTTCCTTTCATAAAATTGATTGGTACATAAAAAAGTAAATGTAGCATCAGTATATTGTGTTAAATAGGGCACTTTAAATGATGGACCATATATTCTTGCGTCAAGAGTTTGAAGTGTTTTACCAGGCAATTCAGCACCTTCACATTGTAAAGCCAAATATCTTGAAACGGATGGACTAGATGACCTAGATTGGTCATCTTTTTGACCTTGACGTCCAAAAGCCGAGCCGATAGCGTCAGTTACATCATTAAATACTGAATTAGGAAAGTTTAATATTTTTTCAATAATTGAATTACCAACAAAACTTCCAATATATGTTGGTATAGGAAGAACAACTTCAAATCTTGATGGTTTAGCTAAACCGTCTTTTGCTCTTACATTAGCTAAGAATAAGTTGGGTGAAAATGACATTAAAATT